CCATTTCAACTTCAGCATGCATTGCCATAGTTCTGTACTGATCGATAAGAGAAGCATCACTTTTGTAGTTACCTTCAAGATCAATCATGGTTCCATAGAAACCACCGACCTCAGTAACTAACCTTGCGCCATCATCTTCATCAGGTGGAACAAATGATTTTGAAGAAGTATCTGTTCCAGACGAGATAACTTCTGGTCCGGGTGGGCCCTTACCTGATTTGTTACCAAATGAAAAACCAAAAAAATCAATAGCCATAATGATTAATTCCTTTAGAGTATATTAGTTTGCTCTAATATGCTCCGGGATGAAGTTCTGATATTGCATTTCAACTGTAAATTCTGCATATGAGTCGGTTGTATCATAGTTAAGTTCAATAGATGAAATGGATGCTGGCCAGCATTCTTCGAATTTATACGAATGGATAACATTGTCGTTACGATCTAGTTGTTCGACAATCCAGTCCTGGTAAATATTGTTCGCGCCACTTGGAGTGAATGATTGATCATCAACACCAGGACGGTTGGTTGCGTAGTTGTTAATCGCTGCTGACCATGATTCGAATTTCTTACGAATCTCCATGTTACCATCAGCAATGACAGTAATTGACCATGCTTCGAAACTACGGTCGCCCGGTACTTTGATCTTACGACCCTTGTATGGAAACTCGATAAGTCCAATTGTCGATGCTGGCAAAGATGCAGCCTTAATTAGAAACTCTTGGTCAGATGATTCACTTTCTGGACCAATTTTGCCACGGACACGGAATAGTGATGGTCGTACACCACCACCAACGATCGCAGCCTTAAATCTATCAATAGTCATTCTGGATGCTCCTCTATGATGGGATTCTCAAATTTACTTCTTCAAAAATCTGTAACGGCCGTTAGACCGTTGCAGATGGGAGTTTTTGTTATGCACCGACCTCATTGAAATCAACACCATTTGCAGTTGCGATGAAATTCAACTGGATGAAATTGATGGAACGGGTTGGTTTGATGTAGATATCAGCAACAAACTCATTACGATTCACAACTGAATCTGTATTGTTACTTGCATCACAGACAACCTTGAAGTCAAAGATTCCTCGGCGTGACTGAACATCACGCAAGAATGGAATGATCAGGTTGCGGAACTGATTGCGAGTGAATTCATCATTGAATTCAAACAGTGAGAACTTCGCCGCGGTTGCGATTGCCTTCTCAAGAATAATGAACAGTCTACGAACATTGATTCTATCAAATGCACTTGGTTTACTCTGTAGTGTCTTATCACCATAGAGGATTACACCTTCGCCTGGGAATGCAACGACCGGGTTCACTTCGTTCTTGTACAGATCATCTCTATGTGTCTGCTTAGGATTGAATGGCAACTTGACTACGCCACGAATCTGACCACGGTTGAATCCAGCAGGTGAATACCATGCTTCGGCATCCTGTTCGGTTCTTGCACAAAGACCAGCAATGTCGCCGTTCAACGGAACATGACGGTAGACATCGTTGTAACGGTCGTACATATACTTGTAACCACTGTCAAGCACTGCATAAGAACTTGACTTGTTCAGAGTTGTATTACGGAAAGCAACAACATCTCTAGTCTGTTCATTGAGTGTCTTGTCTTTAACGATTGTATACTCAGAACCGTATGTGTCGGAAACTGGCGAAAGGAATGCAATACAGTCCTTACGCTTATCACACATATCAATGATTAGTTTCTGAGTAGTTGAGTTTGATGGACCACCAAGGATCAATGAAACATCAACAGTCTGTGCATCTTCGAATAGTGAGTATCCACGATCCCACAATTCTGCTGCATTGGTTGCAAGAACACCGTCTGCACCACCAGAAAGAACAGCATAATATGCTTGTCCTGCATCACCTGTACCACCCCAACCACCTGCATAAGTGTTACCCTTAGTAGTTGTCAGTGTGCTATAGGTTGTTGTGTTGTCACCATTTGCTTGTGATGAAAGGTGTGCCCCAGAAACACCCGCCCAGATATACTGTGACTGACGGTTCACGACATTTTGGTAGTAAATGTTCTCACCGTTGGCACGAACAGCGTTCGGTGATTTAGAAACTGATTGGAATGTTTCAAGTACTGAGTTACGAATACCAGTCCATAGACCATTCTTGTCAATAACTGCAATGTGAATTTCATCGTTGCTTCCGCCGAGTGCATCGACAGAAGATGTTGTAGTTGCCGCCTTAGAGAAGATGCGTGAGAAACGATGTTTTACTGTAGCAGTTTCGCCACCACTCAACGCACGACTTAGAGGTTCATCAATGTTGATACTTCCTGAAGAACCTGCTGCCCATGTGCTACCACGGTTGTCAGTTGAAATCGTGTATACAGACGAACCGATTGGTGATCCGTAATCAATTTCTAGGAAGTCACCATCTTCGACATAGATTCGACCTGCTCCCCCATTTGGTTCTCTAACATTGACTGTTGTTGCACCTGCGGCCGCAGAACCAGTAATAGCAAATGTATGCTCACCAGAACCGTCCTGTACATATACTGCAAGACTGTTTCCTAGAACACCTGGATACTTCGCAATGAATGCGGCAGTTTCCAGATTGGTTTGATTTGCTGTTGCTTCGTAGTCTTCTTCATTTTCGATTGTAAATGCAGCGATACCTTCTGGTGTAGCGTTTACTGCTCCTGAACCAATTACTCGGACCACCTGCAAATTATTTCCGTAACCAAGGAAGTTTGCTGCTGTAAAGAAGAATGATGCAGTATCATTATCTGGCTTGCCGAATGTTTCTCTTAGTGTATTTTCTGAGTCAACCAAAACGCGAGTGTGACATGGACCCCAACGGAAAACACCCGCCATGCCTGCTGCGGTAGAAGCGATGGTAGGGACGATCGTTGTTAGATCAATTTCTCTGATTTGTACACCTGGACTAATTTGGAATCCCATTAGAGTCTCTCCTTATTGTAATACTATTCAATATGATTCTCTAGTATATAGCCTTTTTATTACCACACACCATAGTCAAGGTTTCCAAAATCATCATTATTATCGACTGTCTCCCACATTGTTCCATCCGAATCAACAAAACGATCTTCATCGGTATTTGTCATCATAAATGGCATTAAATCATCTTCTAGTTTATCAATTTTCTCACTATAGAGTGTCTTACGGAAATCAATATTGAGCATTTCCTTAAAGTAAGGCTGACTCATGACCCACGCATTGAGTACCATAGACATAATCAGATCATCATGGTGACCATCATCTGCTTCATATGTATCTCGTTTATTGACAAAGGTTGTTGCTTCACTGATCAGATCAAAATCATTCAATATCAACTTGTCATTTTCGACAAGTGATTTCAGCATCGAGCAACCGATCTTCTTGGTTGGGGATGTTGTTCGAAGGCCAAAATATGACGAACCCTGTCCGAAACCACCATCAAGGACCTGACCTTTGCGGCCGCGTAACGAAACAGACAGAAGGCCTTCATATTCATATTCATTATGTAGAATATCGGAGACTTGTTGACCGATATCATTGATTTCAACCAAACACCATGCATCATTATATGTTTTGCAAACACCATGCACGACCGTAGGTAAAACCATGGTCGACATAGTGTTGTTTCTGAATGCAGCGACAACTTTATATGGCAATTCGGTAACATCAATTACCGTAAATGCATGATAGTCTTTACCAACACCTCTAGAAACATCTACGGACATGAGATAAGTATGACCTTCTTTTGGTTCTTCGTATAAACTCAATCCATCTTCTTGTCTTCGAATTGGATCCTCAAATGTAAGTGTTCGAAGTTTCTGGGCACTGAATAATGTGTCTGTACTGCCCAAGAACTCACAATTAAATTCCGCATCGAACTGCTCCTGAGAAGTGTTTCGGATCGTTTCTTCTTTCCACTTCTCGTCACGACCAGGAACCTGCGACCAATGAACCTCAATTGGAACATACTCGTTTCTGCCTTTTGTAGCATCAGTCCAGAAACGATAGAACATATTCATGCCCTTTGGAGTGGACACAATAAGAACCTTGGTCGATTGACCAGATGAAATCGTAGGATAAACAGAACTAAAGAATTCATCAGCAATGTTTGGCGGAACGAATGCAAATTCGTCAAGGAAAATCATATTGAAAGAACCACCACGGACCGCAGATGAAGATGTAGAAGATGCAAGAATCTTTGAACCGTTTTCTAACTCAATAGAACCTTTGTTCCATTCGACAATACCTTGTTGCATCCAGTCTGGAAGGTATTCATATGCGAGTTTCAGACGATGTAGAATATCTCTCGCAACCGGCGCCTTGTTGGCAAGGATAGCAACATTCATATCCTGATTGAACAGAACATAATGAAGAATGTATGCTACAATAGTTGTTGACTTACCGGTCTGCCGGGGGAGTTTCGCAATAACGAAACGATTATCATGTACAGTTTTTACAATGCCCTCTTGATAATCATATAGGTCAAAAGGCACAAGACCCTTATCAAGAGAAACAATTTTCATGTAGTTACGAATGAAATAGATTGGATCATCCGCACACTTCATATATTCCTTAAGTTGCTCTTGTGTGTAACTAATACGCACACCGGCTGACTTAAGGTTAGGATTTCCTAGATATCCTTTTTTCTTATCCGTCATTGTCTTCTAATTGCTTTCGCATCGCCTCATTTTGAACACGCTTATTTTTACTACGGTCTGGATTTGCCAAATCTAAAAGATCAGAAGTGGATAGAAAAACATTTGTACTTGTAGATTGATCTATGTTGATTTCTTCTTTGTTGTACTCTTTTTTCTTCGCATGCAAATCTAATAGGTCTTTATTCACATCAGCAACAGTTTTGATCATCTGTGCCACAACTTCAAATGCCCTCGGCGATTCACCACATTCTGCAATCGTCAAAATAGTATCAATTGCGTCTTCGCCCTTTTTCACTATCTTATGTAGGTTTCGGCGAACAGTGTCATAATCACGATCCGCTTCTGATTTCTTTTGCTCTGCTAGTTCAGTATACTGAACTAGCAGAGGCTCTGCTAGTTCACTAGTAGCATCTTTATCAGGTAGTGATATCTCTTTGGTTTCTTCAGTAATGACATCAACTGGCGCAATAATTTTATCTGCCGAAACTTCTTCAATTACGGGGTCAATATTAAGCGCAGCGGCAATTTTACTTTTTGATTTCTTATTCATACCATTATCCTGTGTATCCTCCGGTAGCACCGAAGATATCAATGAACCAAGGCCCAACAAGTCCTTCACCACATCCACCACCAGCAGATAGGCCCGCTGCAAGTGTGTTCCCTCTTACATATACATCAGTCTGTGTTGCGTATGTGCTTCCATAAACTGCATCATCGGGAACTACAACATCGACTCTTGAGAATGCACCAGTTGCACCTGTGATACCATCTTGTCCTGTGAAACCAAGATCGTTGAATTCACTTGGTCCAGATGAACCACCATATACAAGACCTTCGAGGTTGAACAATCTTGTTTGCACTTTCTTGATGATCTTTGTGTCTCTAATCGGTCCATATAGGTATGTTTTCATCGTGAACGAGAGTGTATAGGTCAATGATCTCAAAGTATCATAATCGCCTTCGTAATCTTCAGCAAAACTAACACTATCGAGAATCAATGGCACATCAACCTTTTGTGCTACATCATTGAAGTTCATTGGTATAGTGAAGTGTGGGTTAAAATATGGTGCAATCTGTTCTACGATTTGCAAACCATCTTCGATGTTCCGCACCATGATATGAAGATCAAAATTCACATTGTATGGAATTTCAGCGTATGTACTTTTGACAGTACTTGCATCAGATGCATTTGGAGCAAATCTTCTGTGTGTTCTGTTTCTTGCTCGAACTGCATCGTAGTTTAGACCTGTGATTTCAAACCCCATATATGGTAGTGTGATTGAAGTTCTGGTTTCACCGTCAATGCTACTGTTTTCTTGTAGTCTTCGAATGAATTTCTCTTTAGGACCATAAGACAACGGGACTCGAATAGTTTCATTTGAGTTGGTTCGCTTGATATCGATTTCATCAAACAACACTCCGAATGCGATAACACTTCGGCGAATTGACTTGTTGTTGAAGTGTTCGAACATTTAAATGTTCCCCAAACTAAATGGATCA